CCAAGATCGGACCTATTGAGCGACTGGCACGAAAGCAGGAAATGAGAACGCCAGAGTTGGAGGCCCTCGCACGTAGGTATGAGGAACGGATAGGGTTTTACTCCCCCATGGTCCGCCTAATCATAGACAAGGGTGCGTTTCCAGCCCGCATGCGTAGATGGTGTACATTGGAACTAAAGGTCGGCCCCGCTATGGATTACCTCAAGGGCATGGACTCAGAACCAATCAACGTGGTCGGCATCAGGGCGGAAGAAAGCATGGCACGGGCCAAGATGCCAGAATGGGAGTGGTCCGACAAGATGGATTGCGAGGTGTGGCGACCGTTAATCCGGTGGACGTTTCAAGATGTGATTGAAATTCACCAACGGCATAATGTGAGCCCTAACCCGCTGTACCTTGGTGACAATCCATCGGAGCGGGTAGGCTGTTACCCTTGTGTACATGCTCGCAAGTCAGAGTTGAAAGGGTTAGCAGCGAGAAGCCCCGAGCGGATCGATTTGTTGCGAGACCTGGAACAAGACATAACTAACATCTGTGCCGATAAGTATGCCGACAAAGCATTCAAGTCCCGAGGTGGAAAAGGTGACGTTGAGGACATGGACACCATACGAACATGGTTTCAGAATCCTAACCCGATGAGAGACCCTCAAACTGGCAAGAAGATCGGAGAGGCATGGCCGATTGACCGCGTAGTTCAATGGGCCCGCACAAAACACGGCGGCCGACAGTTCGAATTGTTCGAGGCGCTACCAGGTGAGCAGGGTTGTGTGCGCTGGGGGATGTGTGACACGGGCCAAAGGGGCGAGGAATGATATGGCGCGAGGTCTTACGGGTCACCATTCCAGGGCCACCAGTGCCCAAGGGCCGGCCCCGGTTCTACATGCGAGGGGGGAAGCCACGGGTTCACACTGACAGCAAGACCCGAGCATATGAGAAGCTAGTAGCGCTGTGCGCGTCATCGTCGCCACAGTTGCGAGGCTCACCCCGTCCGTTGTGCGGTGATGGTCCGGTCAGGGTCGACATAGTGGCGGTCTTCCCACGTCCGCAGACGCTACAGGCCAAGAAGCACCCCAACGGGCTCATACCCCACCACAAGCGGCCAGACATAGACAACATATGCAAATCGGCGCTCGATGGTTTGGGGCTCGTAAAGGGGCTCATATGGAACGATGACGGGCAGGTGTCATGCTTGCGGGCTGACGCCTTCTATGCGGAAAGAGACCAGGGCCCACGCTTGGAGCTTGCGCTCTTTGTGCCGACTGAGTAGGAAACAATCACCAGACGGTTGCAGCCGTCACAACAACAGGACTGACAATGAAGCAATGGCACCCAGCGCCGCGAGGCATGATTGACGATGAGCTAATGCGGGTGTGGACCCGTGAGAACCCCGCGCCGGATCTGGTTGTGCATATGGTTCTATGCAGCCGGATAGATGCCGGGGAGCCCTGGGGGAAGTCCAAGCTATGCAAGTGGTCAGGGTTGACCGACTACCGAGCACGGCAGGCCATCAAACGCGCGGAACAATGGATGGAAGCGTGGAATGAGCAAATCAACCGAGTCACGAACCACCCTAACGCCTACCAGTCCTCAACGATTCCGGATAGTTACGGGGACGATTCAACCGGAAATATCCGGAATTCTCCGACTTTCAACCGCTCGCGCGCGCGTTCATTATCTTCTACACATACACGAACACCCACAGACGATCTTATAGATGTCGGAACAAGTGCCGACACCACCACACTTCAAGACGGCATCAAGGATGATCTTCAGTCTGTCCTGTCTGACGATCGATCCGATGGCCAGGCCCCTCCCGCCTGCAAGCGGGGACCATCACCGCGAAAGGGGGCCACCCGTGGCAAGAACATCGGAACCGCTGAGACCCGCCAACTATGGGAAGCGCTCAACGACAAGCGCAAGCAATGGAAGCAGGGCGCGCGAGCGTTGAAGCTGACGCCACAGATCGCCAGCGCACTGGTCGAGGCTCTGCGGTATGCAACGGCGCCGGAGGTTCTACACGCTTACGACTGGTACACTACAAGCAGGGAAGCGCGATGGTGGCAGGACCACGGCTGTGACTTGGTGACGTTCTGCCGCAAGAAGCATCTCGGAGAGTTCATCAACAAGGCCGGCGAGTGGTCGGTCGAGATAGAACGACAGCAAGAAGAGATCGAAGATCTACCATTTTAAGGAGGGAGCATGGCAACGAAGGAAAAGATCGAACGGATACTGTCGGCGATGGGCCGCAACTATGGGAAGCCCACAGACTGGGCCGCTGGTAGTTTCGGCATCTGGTGGCAGACGCTCAAGAATGAACGAGACGAGGATATCCACCGGACGACAGAGACCGTTATCCGTGAGAAGCGCAAGGTTCCCACCGTGGCGACGTTTCGCGAGATATTGCGTGCGGACCCCCTCACGACACCACAGGAGGCGCCACAGGGGTGCTCAGCGTGCGGTAACAGCGGCTGGCGTGAGGTTGCGTGGCATCATGTCGAGAAGGGCCGGCTATTCGTGGAGACATACGCGGCCGGGTGTGACTGTGCGCGGGGTCATCGGTTGTGCAATGGTGCAGCGCAGCATTGGCGCGATGTGGTGCACCGGTACGAGAACGACCCGACCACACAGGCTGTCTACTTCACAAGCGCACAGAACCCAGCGTTGACGATGGAGCAACGGCTACACCCGGACATTCTCGACAGACTGAAAGAGGGACAGCGCAAACAGGGCGGCGGTGGGTTTCAACCGGTGCTGACAGACTGAGATTGTCCACGCTTCGGGCTTCTGTCGTTCTGTTGTGTGACCCATGTCCAAACGAGGACCGGGCGGGGTTCTGTCGGGTGAGCAAAATCATTTTCTTGATTTCTCTTGACACATATAGCCGGAACCTATAAAACTAAATTGTGAACACGCAGTTCGCGACAACACAGGACACCAGATGCCTTCTATCGAAAACATGACAAAGGATGAACTTCTGATCTTCCTCGCTGACAGTTTGCTTATGCGGGCCAGCGTTACAGGAGAGATTAAATTCGGAACTAATGACGAGACAATTGACGAGTTCAAAAGCCGCGCACGGGCTGGGAACGACAGTTTTCAAGACGTGATCGATCGCGTTTCCGAATTGACAGGCAAGCAAACAGAAGCAGACCCGCGAGACGTGCGCGCCGCAGAACGGAAGCGCAAGGCAAGCAAGGCAGCAGCGCGCCGCCTGGCAGCAGCAAACGCTGAGATCGCCCGGCTCGAAGGGGGTGCTAAGTGATCGAAGCATACGCATATCACGGAACCACAGAAGAAAGCGCAGCAGCTATTATGGCTGAAGGCATCAACCCGACAGCACCACGAAGCCGCGATCCTGGTGACTTTGGCGCGGGCTTCTATCTGACTGGGGACATCGAGCGGGCGCGAGATATGGGGCCTGTCGTCCTGAAGGTCTCGGTTGACTTCGGCAAGCTGTGCCACATCGAGAACCCGTACGGGCTCGCACAGGTTGAGCCGGACAGCGAAGACCCCGCGAGCATGTTCAAGCTGCTCGCCTTTGATGATAAGGGATTGATGAGGACATGCCACAGCAGCAAGACGACAGAAGAGCGCACGCTGTCAGCTAGCATGATCGCGCTCGCGTTTGTCCGCATGGGCTTTGCTGGCATCGTCACAAGTACAGAAGATGCGGAGACCGTGATCTTCGATCCGTCGTGTGTGAAGTCTGTCGAGGTGTGTGAATCGGTCGCCTGACTTGACGGGCGGTGTGGAACTTAGTAAAGTTCCATGATGACCAAAACAGGCCGAAAGAACACCGACGAGATGGTTCGGCAACGGCGAGATGTGGTCGAGGCGTTGCTAGTCAAGGGTGACTGGACGCTGAGAAGACAGTCGCAGGTTGCCGACCAATTCGATGTAAGCACGCGCCAAGTTCGAAAGGATGCGGCGCTCATCCGTCAGCAGTGGGCGGAGCAGGACCAGGAGCAGACCACGGAAGAGATCCGCAGCGACTGGCGGCAGCGGGTACAGGCCACGATTAACCAGGCGATGGAGCTTGGACACACGACCACGGTGGCACGGTTGCTGGCTACTGAGGCGCGCGTGCTGGGCTTGGAAGCTCCGCAGCAGGTACAGATCCAGGCGCAGGTTCACACCATCGACGACGCGCCACGGCTGGCCGCTGAACTGCTGAAGGCACTACCGGCGGCGTGTGACGTGCTCGGAGTCATCGCGCCATCGCTACCAATGATTGACACAAAGGAAGGTGAATAATGGGAGAGAGAAGAGAGCCAAGACGATGGACCATGCAGGAGAAGCAAGAACTGAGGGATCGGGTCTTGAGGTATCAAGCGCAGTTCTCGAAGCCTCGGCGGCTATCGGGTGAGTTCTATCGACGAACTTGTGAAGCGTTCGGGTGCGATCACGCGGTGATTCAAACAAGAGTCACCGCGATGGGGCTGGGTCATACGGCGCTGATGGAGCAGTACGAACGCGACCAAAAAGAGCGAATCCACCACGCGCGACAACTGGAACGGCTTGCAAGGCGCGCTACGTTTGCCCTTGGCACGAACCTTGACCAGCATACGAGAACTGAATTTGTGCAGTCCGTGGCGGCGGCGGTGGCGCTGATTGCGCAATCGTACCCGGTTGAGCAGGCGGTGACCCATGCCGAGTAAACAGAAGCCAGAAGCGGCGGCGGTGTGGATGCCGATCGGTGATCTGACTCCGTGGGCAGACAACCCACGCGACAACGCAGCAGCGATACCCGAGGTCGCCAAGAGCATCACGCGGTTTGGCTTTGCATCGCCGATTATCGCGCGGCCTATCGAGGGCGGTGGGTTCGAGATTATCGCAGGCCACACACGGCACCAAGCAGCGCTGTCCTTGGGGCTTGACCGCGTGCCGGTGCGGGTGATGGACCTGGACCCCACCGATGCGAAGCTGTTGGCCCTGGCGGATAACAAGGTCGGCGAAATAGCCACGTGGTCGGATGGCCTGGGCGATCTACTGCGTGAGTTGGAGGCCGATGGCGTCGACTTGGACGGGCTCGGTTTTGGGAATGATGAGATCAGCAAGCTGCTTGGCGGAATGGAACTTGACGACGAAATAGCCGACTCGGAACTGTTGCCCGAGCAGTGGGGGGTTCAGGTGGACTGTATTGACGAGATGAACCAGGTGGAAGTCATGGAATACCTTGAAGCGGGAGGGTACTCATGCCGCGCCTTGATCTCATAGTCAAAAGCGACATCGATTGGTCGGTTCGCACTCGACAAGTCGCGTCGATGTTCGATCTGGAGAAGGGTCCATCGGTTGAATCGTGGTCGTTCGATCTCGATCTGCCTGACGAGTGGTCGATCGGGCTCATCGTGGGGCCGAGCGGCAGCGGGAAGACGACGGTAGCCCGTCACCTGTTTGGCGATTGTTTCGACGATGAATCCGCATGGCCTTCCGATGGAACGGTTATAGATGGCTTCGATAAGTCTGTGAGCATCAAGGAGGTATGCTCTGCTTTATCCTCAGTTGGTTTCAGTTCGCCTCCGTCGTGGTTGCGTCCGTTTCATGTTTTATCCAACGGTCAGAAGTTCCGCGCCGAGGTCGCCAGGTCTCTGGTGAGCGATAAGCCGATAGTGGCCATTGACGAGTGGACAAGCGTGGTGGATCGCACTGTGGCAAAGATCGGTTCCGCAGCCATAGCAAAGGCAATTAGGCGAACCAACCGTCGCATGGTTGCGGTAGGGTGTCATTATGATGTTATCGATTGGTTGCAACCCGATTGGGTTTTGCACATGCCCGAAGGTCGCCTCAATCGGAGGTCGGTTCAACCCCGACCAGCGATTGAACTTCAAATCTCAAGGGTGGACCGTTCGGCGTGGAACGTCTTCCGTCGGCACCATTATTTAGACCACAACATCGCGCCCGCTGCCGCATGTTTTGTCGCCGAATGGAACGACGTGCCTGTGGCCTTTGCGTCCACACTCTCGTTCCCCCATCCGCGTCGTTCGGGGTGGAGGGAACATCGGACTGTCTGCTTGCCCGACTTCCAAGGTGTGGGCATAGGCAATCGAATATCCGAGTTCATCGCCAGCGCGTATCGAGCGACCGGCAAACCCTATCGATCGGTGACGAGTCACCCAGCGATGATGCGCTATCGAGCGCGATCCAAAAGATGGAAGATGTACCGCAAACCAGGCACCCAAGCGGTGTCACCGTCGGTTATGAAAGGCTTTGGAACAGCGACGTCAAGGATTACTGCCGGCTTTGAATACATCGGGAGCACGGACAGAAATGCGGCGCGTGCTTTCGGGCTGATATGAGCAGCGTCGACGCGGTGCTGTCGGTGGCGCCTGCCATTGAGGCGCTGGCACGGTTGAAAGCAGAACACCCGCTGGCGTTCGCTACGTTGTGGCACAACGACCCGCCACGCACATCGCAGCGCGCACCACTGCAACGGGCCGGGGTCGATGCCGTCGCGGCGTTCGGTGGCAACGGCAGCGGCAAGACCGAACTCGGAGCCATGGTGGCCTGCGCCGTCGCATACGGGCGCAACGACAGCAGCGGCGCGTGTGAGACATTTATCCGGCGGAACCAGTTGGAGCCGTCGCTATTCCCACCACGGCCGGGGATTGTTCTTGCGTCTTCGCTCAACAGCACCATGAGTATCAACATCCAGCGCGCAGCGGTCGAACGATGGGCGCCGGCTGGTACTGAATGGCGGAATCGTGACGGACCGGGGTTCAGTGAGGCCCGATTTCCAGGGGGAGGAAAAATAAGATTTCTCACTGCTATGGCCGGTCGAGCCGCCATGCAGGGATTCAGCGCCGATTTCTACTGGGCAGACGAAGAGCATCCGCGTGATGTGGTGGTCGAAGCTTATCAGCGGTTGACCCGGTCGCTATGGGAGGGCCGATCTGGCTGGGCGCTGCATACGATGACCCCGCTTTCGGGCTTCTCATACATGCATCAAGACTTTATCGGAGACCCACCGGAAGACGGGTCGCACTTGGCGTGCTTCCTACACGGTGCCGACAATCCGCACATCGACCAGGAGAAGCGCTCGCGGTTGCTGCGGGGTGTCAATGCTGGCGAACGGGCAGCGCGTGACCGTGGTGAGTTTACCCAGTTGGAGGGGCGGATCTTCACCGAGTGGAGCCGGGCCGCGCACGTCGTGCCGTCGCGAGAAGTTGAGGCGGAATACTGGATCGCGGGGTGTGATTTTGGAACTCGCGCGCCGATGGCATATCTGCTGTGTGCGGTGACGAAGGATGACTGTGTGGAAGTGGTGGCCGAGCATTACCTTGCACAGGCCACAATCAGCCAGCATGCACGGGCGATCCACAAGCTGCTTGCAGGGCGCGAAGTCTTCTGGACGGTGGCAGACCCCGAAGACCGGGGCGCGCGGTTGAGCTTGGCACGGGAGCACGGGATACCCACCGTAGCGGCAAAAAAGAACCCCGGATCAATTCGCAGCGGGATTAATTCCATTTCTGAGAGGCTCGCCATCAACCCCATAAGCGGACAGCCGGCGCTTGTGGTGCATGAGTGCTGTACCAATCTAATCCGAGAGATGGAGGGCTATTGCTGGGCGCCATCGCGGGGTGCCGAGGTCAAAGATGCACCTGCGAGCGCACAGTCAGACCACGCCATTGATGCACTTCGTTACATCTGTTCGAAGCTCGCGCGGTCGTCGTTTGCGATCGGGTGATCGTCTTGGGTGATCGTACGGCGTCCAGCGTTTAGCGGATCAATCGTCGGAATATCGACAGATAAGCCTTGTTATTATTATAGGGCTGGACTATAAAGTATGTATACAAGGAAGGAACGAAATGAGCACCCCAACAAAAATCAAAATCTCAGGTGAAGTTTACACGATCATTCGGGATGGTGGATTGATTCGGGATGGCGGTGGCTACTGCCTCTACGCATCCAGTATCAACGATGATCTCTTTCGCGATGACCCCCCAGGAGAGATTCGGCCTTTGTGCGGTCGCTACATGTTCAAGACCAAGAAGCAAGCCATCAAGATGGCCGAGCAAGTGGCCGAACGTCGCCAGCAAATCAAGCACGCTGAAGCAGTGGCTCAGCATCGCGCATTCATGGATTCCATCGGTCTTACCTCTAGCATCTAAAAAACCCCCCCCCTTCTAACTCAGGACGACAAAATGACTTCTCTCGACAACATGACACCTTTTGCCCGTAAAACACTTGAAGACTCAGCCCGTAGCCGTGGAATTTCTGTTGCAGACTATTTGGCCGATGAGGAGTTTTGGCACCACCAAGAAATCGCTGAAGAGTACGAGGCCGAAGCAAGACCGCTTTCTGTGGGCGCCTGGTTCGTTTTCTATGATGCACCCGAGCGGATCTACAATGTTTGGGAAAAGACAGAAGAAGGCAAGCGCGACCGCAAGATTAGCGCCGACTTTAAAGATGCCGAGACTGCGCAATTGATTGCTTCAGCTAAAAACTAAAGAAAGTAAAATTGCTAAAGAAACTAAACTACGCTAACCTCGGAACGTGGCGAAGACTGAATTGGCAATTCGTGACGGCTGGTTCCCGCGTATATTGCGGGCGCTCCGCCTTGTGCAGGTCGAGCCCGATGGCAGCACGTCCCACGTAGCCGGGTCTGATTTCATCGGTGACGACCCTGGGAGCCGTACCTATTCGGCGCTCAACTCCATGGCTGCCATGGCTCGATTTCCATGGGTACGGGCCTGCGTGGAGGCTGTCAGCAGCGACACCACAAAGGTCCCTCACCGCATCATAAAAGGCCGGGGCAAGGACGCGGAGACTATCGAGGACCACCCGTTTCTCGATCTGCTCGAACGGCCCAACAGCCGGACACCCGGCATCCTGTTTGCTCGTCAGTTGGTTGTGGACATGCTGCTGACCGGTGACGCTTTCGCCCTGGTTGCCGGAGAGGGTGAGCCGCGCGCGCTTATTCGTCTGCACCCCGAGCGGGTCAAGATCGTTCCTAACGATGATGGCCAAATCAAAGAATACGAGTACACAGGGGCCGGGTCTTCTGTGCGGTACGGCTTCGAGCAGGTGCTTCACTTTCGATCGCCATCGTGGCAATCAAACCCATCGATGCTTTACGGCAGCGGCGCGATCGAGAGCCTACACAACGATCTCACCACGGATCTTGCAGCGTCTGAACTTGCAGCCAAGAGCGCACAGACTGGACTTCCGACGGGCATCATCAGCCCGGCATCCGACGACATCTGGACCCGGCCACAGATCACGCAACTTCGGGAGGGCTTTGAGAAGCAACTCAAGGCGAAGTCAGGCACCGTAATTCTTGGGGCGGGTGTGGAGTATCGTGCCCTCAGCCATTCCCTGAGAGACCTTGAGTACCAAGAGACGCGGAAGTTGGCCAAGGAGGCCGTGATGGCCGCTCTCGGAGTGGTCCCCGTGCGCGTCGGTGTGGAGTCCGCAAACTACGCCAGCAGCAGACAGCAAATGCGCCTTTACTGGGAGCAGATTCAGGCCCGCACAATGCTCACAGATTCAGAATGGACGCGCCTGCTGCGGATGTTTCCCGACAGCGAGGGGCTACGGGTCGTGTCTGACTTTTCCGAGGTTGAGAGTCTACAGGAGAGCCGCACAGAACGGGTCAACCGTGTGCAGTCGTGGTGGCTCATGGGCGTGAATCTCCAAGAGGCGGC